CTTTTAACCTAAGAGGCTGATGCAAAGCCCTCCATGCTGTAGAGCCGTGTATCACACACTCCCTCAAATCATAAGGGCGCAAATGATGTTGAAGATAGCCAGCATGTTCAGAGTTTGCTTTGACTATCTTCACATCACCTTCAGTGTGAAACGTATCAACGGTAGATTTTGGAAAAACCATCTTGAACCTTTTTCACAAATGCTTGGTCACGTTTTGCTGGATTCCAATATCTGTCATCCATCATCATTGAACGTAAGTCATCTTCTTTCATTTGTGAGTGAGGCTCTGTTGCTCCACCAACCGCAGACTGAGACATGTTCGCCATAATAAACTCAAGAGCCTCAATGCCTTTAGCAGAAGAACCAATTTCAAGAATTGCGTCTTGATACTCTTCTGGAAAAAACTTCTGAGACCAAAGGTCTACTGCCTCAATACGAGCGTCTGCGTTTTCACCTAGCATCTCATGTTCATGCTCTAGGTTCGGTTGCATTGCGTCCATAAAATCAATGTACTTATTAACGCCATCAGTGAACTCTTCTTGAGAATAACCATTTTCAAAAGCGTGATTTGCCCACCAACCAAACAACTCATTATCATTTAACAATGTCGGGTCAAGTGACTCAGGTACTTCATAATCACCAACAGACTCAGGGCGATTGGCATACGCTTGCTGTTCTATCTCAGAGATAACGCTGTCTCTTATTTCTTCTTGGCTTGCGCCCAACTTGGACTCAAGAGAAGAATAAGAGTTAGCCAAATCTTCTGGGGTGTTAAATTTTTCTGGTAGCCATTCTGGTCTGGCAGGTGCTTCTGATGCCTCAACAGCAACTTCTACATTATCTGCTTCATCCATTCTTATTTACCTTTTCTCCATGTGCGATGCGTCTTTCAATAAGACCAACTAAAAAACGCTGACCCTCAAGATGTCTGAGTTCAGCGTCACTTGCCCCTGCACCTGTTACTGCCTCAATAGTTACTGAGCGCAGATACTTAATTACTTCTCTCCCCGTTGGAGTTGCGAATAATGCGTGTATGTTTTTTGATATAAGGTGGTCATTCTCGCGTGAGCGAGGATACCCATCAAGACCTAAGTGCTTGGACATCTGGTGCGTTACCTTGAGCCATCTGTTGCTGATATTGTTGAGCGGCTTGAAGCAGTTGCTCTCGCTCTACTTTGTCTCTTACCAAGCTGTCTGGAACACCAAACTTCTTGGCAAGATACGCCGCAACATCATCAGAACGGATAAGTATGTTAAGCACCTCGGGCCCAAATGTACCACCCACAAGCTGTAGGTAGCGCGATACATTTGATATGTCTTGATTGGCTTGCGCTTGAGCCAACGGTGATACTGACTTCACCTTTACTTCTCTGCCGTTGATTGATGGTATCTCAATACGGCCTTGCTTCTTCAATATATATACAACGCGCTGTAAAACAGGTTGCACCATTTCTGCCTGCAACCTACCAAACGCCGAGCCAATACGTCTTGATAGGTCAGCCATGCGCTCTGCCACTTCCGTAGCAGTTGCTGGTGTTTTATTTGGGTCACCTAGCATATCATTATATAAAGCTCTTTTAATGTTGTTACGCATGTCACCCAAAACTAGATTCGCAACATTGAAATCACCAGCCGCTCTTATAGGTTGTAAACCCTGCGAACCCATCGCCTTTGGGATGATAGTCCCTGGCACTAGGTTTATTGTGTCAGTGTTTACAACGCCATCATCATCCATCTGATAAATGCCAGAGATAGCCATCTGAGCGTTTTCAAGTATTAACTCGATTGTCAGGTTGGTGGTTTTGATTGCGCTTAATGCGTTAATAAGTGGGCCACGCCCATAAACTTCACCCGCCGCCTTAGACCAGCGGAAACAAATAAATGGATTTGAGCCTGCGCCCTCAAATCTTTCTGTATATATTACAGCTTTGTCTTCTACGTCTAGCACATAAAAGTCATGGATTTCTTTATTGGGCTTGGAATAGTTACGGCAAATAACTTCCAGTAACTTTACTTTGGTATCAGGTGATTGATTTAACTGCCTCTGAAGTTTATCGCTCAGAACAGCCTTTGGATATGCGACTTGTATGTCTGTAACTTTAACTTCACGCTGTCTAAATACATGGTCAATTTTATCATCGGGACCAGTGTCAAGCACGACAGACGGAAGTGGTATCGCATTAAAGCGTACCGGATTGATAGCGTCACCTTCTTCAGCAAGGAGGACGCCTGTGCCAACAGCCAAGTCCATAAAGCTTTCATGAATCTCTTGGCCAAAGTTTGAGTTTTGTAACACTTCAAAAACATATTCAGTAACTTCATCTAATGAATTATTTACAGCATCTAGGTTCTGGTCTGGGATTTCAGAGCCAGCAACAAAGTCCGCCCAACGTGCAAAGTTAGGCACAAGACCAGACTGCAAGCGAGAGGCAAACTCTTGCACACCTACAACTGCTGTCTCGTCAAATATCTTGTCGTCACGGCGTTGCCCTACGCTTTCAAAGTAAAAACTTTTTCGCATAGGCAAAGCATACTCGTAGCACTCATCAAAGAGTGGCTCAAACAAAGTGCGAGCTTGTTTTGCTTTCTCGTATTTCGCCAACAGGCGTGTCGACATTGGGTCGTGCATTACACAGTCTCGTTATAATAACCCAGACCGCCTCTGCTACCAGTGAGCAAAGATACGCCGCCGCGTCCACCGCGCTTGCGTTTTACAGCACGTTCAAGCTGTTCTGCCTTATTATCAGAGGCGACTTTCAACTCTTTTTGAGTTTCGTTTTCACGCTCAATTTTAGCTTCAGCCGTTTCTTCAGGCTGTTTCATTTTAGGTGATGCCAAACACATATTCAGACTCCTTATAGTTTGTCATAACCCCAGCTTTATTGTTGCGGCAACGCACAAAACTACATCCTTGACCATAAACCTTGTCTGCGTTTTTTAGGTTGGCGTGAGAATACGTCATAGTTTCTTTGCGCCTGAAATGGTTTGGGCGAGTGTGCTTGGTTCGACAAGATAGCCCTGCCCTCTCCAGAGCCAAGCATTAAATACTGCAACGCATCGTGAATATGGGAGAAGTGGTTTTTCTCTGGTTTATCATCATACCTCTCACCAGATACCTGAATACGTCTGTATTGATAACCACCTTCAAATCCTTTGATTATATTGCGACAACGGAAATCGATAAGAAGCCCTGATAAACCATCAACCATTCTGTTAAGAGTTGTTGAAACAGATTCCAACCTAAGAGCAACATCGTTAGATGGGGCTGGACGAGCATTAAGACCCGCCCCGCGTAATATTTGAAAAGGTGTACTTTCATCAGTCTGAGCGCGGAAGTCGCCAGCGGGATCACCAAAGATGATGACCTCGTTGCTGGGATATCTAGTAAGAAGTTCTTGTCGGAGGACTTCGCTGAACTTAACGATGCCCATATCAAACGCTACTATCTCTTGTAACAGTAGCCAACGTCCACGCACTTTTTGCCCTATAACAGCGGCGGGAGTAAGCCCAAAGTCAACACCAATATAAACAGGTACACCAGCCGCCACTGGTATCTCTTCTTTAGAAACGTGAACATCTGGTGCGAAATTGGGATAAACGGGTTTGCCATCTTTAATACTCCCAAGGCGATTCATTACATACACATCTATCCAACTCTTCGTCTTGCCTTGTACGATATTCGGATAGTAATCTTTCCTCATATTGTTTCTGTTTTCTGCGCTCACGTTTAGCGTATATCCTGTGATATTCCCGTCCTCGCCTTTTTCTTCTAGCATCCCTGCGGGTTGTGTGAAGAAACTCCAGTTGTCTGGCTTGACTAACATTTTTGCTTCTTCTTTTGCTATGTGGTCGGGTATCGGCACTTCGCCTGACATGATAGGCCACCAATGGTCTTCCTCTGGTGCGTTTGTATCCGCAATCACTCCCGTCCAAGTACAGCCTCCGTCTTTCATTGATGGGAATCTACCTACACGCATGGAGCAAGCATCGATAATATTCTTATTAATTTCACGAGCTTCGTTTATCCAGATGCCTGTAAGTTCCAATGACAGCAACTTCTTTACGTCCTCTGGTCTATCCAAAGCTAAGAAGATAACCTCAAGGTCGAGGTCTTGTCTTTTAATGTGGTGGGTGTAAGGCACAGACCATTGGAACTTGCCCCATTCTTCTTCAGGAAACCAATCCAACCACGTTTTGATTGTGGTCGTTTTAAGTTGTGGATTGGTGTTACGAATAACTGCCCAGCGTGAGCGACGGACACCATTGCTATCTTTTTCTTGCTGTAAAGCGCGGCGGAATAATTCTACGCAACAACACACAGACTTGCCAGAACCAACAGGGCCACGGAGCGCACGAAAGAAAGACGCATCTTTCATAAATGATTTTAAGACTTCGCCGTCAGGTTTATATTTAAAGCTGGTCAACTTTGTGATCCTTGCCGAACCTAATCATGCGGTCAACAATGTGAGGCGCAATAACAGCAATAACTTTGTCTGCTTCTCTGTCGGTTTGGAATTGTTTTGGATGGTAAGCAAGATGAACTCTCTTTACGATTGCTCGCAAGATATCACGCTCATCTTTTTTCAATGTATGAAGAAAACTCATGTGCGGTGCGCCTTTGTTTTTTTAGCAACGTTCTGAGGTTGCTTTGAATGTTGGACACCCTTCTTAATCGCTTTGCGTTTTGCAGCAGTAGAAGCCGCATACTCAGAGGCCGATAAAGATTTTATTGCACTTTTGGGAAGATACCGTTCACCTGTTGCGCCTTTACCTTGAGTGGAGTTTTTGCCGCTCTTAGTTTGCCACTCTTGCTTAGTCCATTTTTTAAGAGATTCTTGTGAAGGTCTTAAAGCCATGCTTTCTTTCTCGCTAAAAAGTACGCCATTCCTAAAATGATTAAGGCCGAAAATAAAATTATTGCAAAAATGCCTATTGCTTCTTTGAGTTCTTCTTTTTTTCTTTCTCTCTCACGAATTGCAGCCTGTCTTTGTTTACGCGCTTCTGCTTGAAACTTTACCCAATCAGGCCACAGACCTGCCCTGCCATATAACTGCATCCAGCTTTGCAGGTCTGCTTCTTGTTGTTTGACTTTCTCAAGAGCCATAAACTCCTCAAAGTCATTGCCAAATACACTAGCTTTCTTCTTGCGTTGCCTGTTCTGCAATTCTTCTTTTGCATTTACAAAATCGGATATCGCCTTCCCTGCACTGGCAAGCTCCTTCCCGTTCGCAACAGTCGTCTTGATAATTGCAAACGCACCATTTATCGCGGCCAGTTCTGCTAACATTAGCTAGTATACCCGCCTCCCTTTGCTTTATAAGCTTTGGCTAACATCTGCGCTTTTCTCGCACTCCACTGACCACTAGACCCGCCCTTGTTGCCAGCCTTGATGCGGTTAAAAAG